CCCCTCCCTTTTTATTGCTTACGCAGTCAACATGTTGTCGACGCGGAAGATGCGGTAGTACTGGTTAGACTTAGCAGCAGCCAAACCATCAGCTGGTGTTGCACCAACGAATGGGTTTGAAACCATGCCGTAACGAGTCTTGAAGCCGATCCGTGGCTGGAAGTCGTTTTCACCGACAGCACGCATCATTGTCAAAGGAACGTATGGGCAATAGAATACACCAGCGTCATATGCGTTTGTGCCTTTGTAACCAACGGTTACATAGTCAGCCTGTGCATATGGGTCAATGTATACTTTAGTGCGGCCATTCAGAACACCAGCAAAAGTCGAACCTGTGTCATCAACATTCAAGTTTGTTGACAGAGCAGGAGCGTAGTCAAGTGCGCCGGAAGCAGCCAAAGCAGAAGCAACATCGGAAGAACAAACAATGAAGTTACCCTTACCGCGACGAGTTTCTTTAGCAATTGTGTTTGCTTCGCGGTCGATTTGAACCATCAGACCCTTGAACTTTTCTACTGACCAACGACCATCTGCATCAGTTGACAAGTCAAAGATACCTCTGGTTTGTACGTTGGACTGAAGAGCACCAGTCTTAGCTTGGCTGTTGATTGTACGAACAACTTCACGGTTGATTTCTGCCAAGATTTCAGTTGACAAGATGTTTGCCAATTCTGTTTCAGCGTCAAGACCATGGATTGCTTTCAAGTCTTGAGCAAGCTCAAGGCTGTACTCAGCTTTCAAAGCGCGCGACTTTGCAGTCACAGTTGCTTTTTCAATGGTGAAACCCATTTCGCCAAATGCAGACGATGGACCTGCACCGAGTGTGCCGAGACCTTCAGCATTCTCAGTAGAGATACCAACACCAGTAGCTGGGCCTGTGCGGTCGTTGTCAATGCTGGAATCTGCGCCGGCATCTGTTACGCCTGCAAGACCAGATGGTCCACCGGAGTGAGTAGAAGCAGAGTCGCCAGAGAAAGCGGTGTTTGCTTCGTTGAACAGAGCTTCTGTAGAACCAGTTGCACCAGCACCGTAGCGTGACTTCATTGCGAAGATCAAACCAGTTGGGCCAGTCATTGGCTGAACACCACAGATGTCATATGCCATCATGTTCGGCATAGCGCGACGAACAAGAGAGATAAGAACTGGGTTCCAGTTAGCAGCGGATGATGTGTTGTTGCCAGCAGCATCTTCTGAAAGGAAGTTCTGACGCGAAGACTCTTCACGCATTGCTTTTTCAGTGTTTTCCAGAACAACTGCAGTAACAGCTTTTCTGTGTTTGTCAGTGATAACGCCAGCTGATTCTTCGTTCAGAACTGGGTTCCATTTTTCGACGAGACGATCATAAGTTTCCATTTTGGATAACTCCTTACTTTGTGTGATTTCTTAGGGCTTGTACATACTGAGCCATTGAGCCGGATACTTCCACAATCGAATTATCGTCTTCGACTTCTTCAGTAATTGCGGACTCAGTGGTTTTCTTAGCGAAGTAAGATTCTTTGATAGTAGCTACTCTTGCTTTAAAAGTATCTTCTGAATCAAATGCAATTCCTTCAAGAAGGGAGGTGAGCTTTGCTGCTTGAGTGTCTGCAAGATCACGAGACGCTTCGCTAATAATAGCTGCACGCTTGTATGTTTCTAGCTCTTCTGCAAGGTTCAATGCTTTTGCCATTGCTACATTGTAGGACTCTTCGAGTTCTTCGTTAGCAAGTGCAAGTTCGTCTACCAGATCAACTTTTGAATCAGGAACTTGGACATATGACTCAACAAACAAATCTTTCAATTTGCCCATAAAGGTCTCAGCAATTTCAGTCCGAAGACCTTCTTTAACTGCCAATTTGTTGTCTTCCATCCATGACTCAACTACGTAGTTAAGATAGCTGTCAACTTTCTCGACGAGGTCAGCTTTAGTAGTAGCCACTTCCTCAGCAAGTTCAGTTGCATAAGCATCTTCCAGACGGTCAATTTCTTCTGAAAGTTTGCTTTTTACGGCTGCTTCAAAAATCAAAGCTGTTTTGGCTTTAAACTCTTCGGAAAGAGTAGCTTCAGATTCAACCAATGCATCAAGGTCAGCAGAGAAATCGACACTAATGTCTACTTCACGGCTTTCAGAGACGTCTGCTTGCGCAGTGTCTTCACCCATAAGTTTACCCAGTGCTACTTGCAATTCCTCTGTATTCATAGCGGAAAGTGCTTCGTAGCCTGCATTGATCATGCCAGCTTTTGTCTTTAGTTCAGACGATTGTGCATTAGATTTATCTCCCTTACGAGCTTTCGCTTTAGGGCCTTTCTCTTCTGCAGATGCATTAGCGGCAATAGATGCCTCTTCTGCTTTCTTAGGATCGTGAGCTTCCACAACGTTGTCGTCATCGAGCATCATATCCTGATCTACTTGTTTATCAGTCATATTATGACTCCTATACTTGTTTTTTCAGCAACGAGAGGAAATTTTTAAACTCACGAGTTTGTGCCTCATAGAGGCCAGACCGTGGAGCCTTCTTAATTTCAGTCTCCATTCTTTCAATCACTTGAGCTTCAATAATGCCGTTATTCCAGACCCACTCAACACCTTCCATAATCCCATTGACAAAAGCTGTCGGAGCTGATGGATCTTGCACAATATCAACTGTGCTAAGAAGAAAGTCGTCTTTAACGTACATAACGCCATTGCGCTGCTCAAGGCTACCCATACCACGAGTTGACACACCCAGTCGAACACCACCATCAAGAAGACCTTTTACAATCATCCCCATAGGAGTTTCCAAAATTCGTGCCTTTCCAACCACATCGTTTTTTTGCCAATCAAGGCTTTGGATGAGGTGTGAAACTTTATCCAGGTTAACAGTTGGACCATCTGGGTGATTTAACTCACCAACAGCCCGCTTTGTTTTAACCTGTTCACGCACGTATTTATCAACAGCTCTTTCCATGATCTGCTTAGGATAAACACGCCCGTTTCTATTCTTTGTTTCTGATTGCATGAAGACACCCTCAATGAAATGGTTCTTCCCGCCGCCAGCTTTGGCTTCGGTCAGTACGTCCAATTCCACATCTGCGGATGATTCGATAATCAGTTTCATTCTTTTATGCCTTTAATTGCTTAACAAACGATTTAGCCATTTTCTCTGCTTGCGCCTGAGAGCCATAACTATCTAGTTCATCACCATCAACAATAACCGTAAACTTGTTCATAGCACTAACGATCTGAACAGCCACGCCGAGAATCTTTTTATCAAAAACGACCTTTGCAGATGGCTTAGCAGCTTCTCTGATTTCAGCAAACGTTTTCATTTCTAC